TGCATGTGGTTAACACCACATGCTTGATTTGTTTGGCCGGAAGCCAGACTTGATTTCAATTTGCGTTCATTCGCACCTAGATGCCATTTGATGACAATAACTTGCGTGCGTTTAAGGACGTACGTATAGACATTAACATCGAAACATCTCGTGGCTAATTACCACGCTGAAATTCAATTCTAACCTGACAGGAGGAAAGTATCCAACCCCCCCCCCCTTTTTTGTTTGCATATTTCATATAGTTTTGAAGAAGCGACGTAGCTTCTTTTGCATATACTAGATCGAGGAATATATACGTAAATATTATCACTCGACAAAACGCAGTGTTGGGTCATTGACCCCTTAGTTTCAATCCCTTGCGGTAATAAACTATTGTTTACACTATTAATAGAAAACACAAGAAAAAGAAAAGTATTTTGGGAAGATGCTAGTAATTTACCCTTGTTGAGGCTCATTAGTGTGTGGTGTTAAGCATCCACTAGATAAGCAGAGTCATTCTCTGTAATCGTTTTGAACCCCTCTTCATCGATTTTGACTAGTAAAACTATCAAGGTAGGTCGTAAACTCGACTAGGTTTGAACCGTCATTCCAAAGAATATGGCGGGTATGCCCCACAACAGAGGGATGAATAAAATATCTAACCACGAACCAGATACGACTTACGATAAACTCACCAAGCGCACACACAACGATTAACCCAATTGCGGTTCAGTTCACAATGCACACGATGAATTCTATCATAACACATTCTTTCTCCAAACCATGGTTCACACATGGACCCGTCTCTCTTCAGACGGAACCGTTGTTGACGTCACAACAGGACGAAGTGCTCGTCTATGTTGAGTCAGCATGTACTATGGTCTATGACCTGCGGAGAAGTGCAACAACACAGGATGTGTTGGTTTCACTCTCCACCTTCTACCGTTCGATCACGGGACGCTCAGTGGTTGGCACTTTCGCCATCTTACTGACTAAGTTAGTCGAAGAGTTGTCAGAGTTTGTGCCACGTTGGCAATCAAGCTCCGACTGGATTGACGTTCTTGATGACTTTCACAAGAACATGCACAGAGTGAGGGATTCGGCTCTCGGATCCAAGCTCATTCAAGTCTTCAACCATGTTGTAGCACACACATTCTATCACAAGATGGGTATCGAGGTCAACTCGTACCTGTACTCCAAGATAGAACAAGGATACATCCGACCCACCGTGTGGAACGTCGCGACATTCGCCGACGCCATCATGTCACTATTTGTCTTCCTTGCCAAGGCAGGTCGCCAAGCTCTCCTCACAGGGTCCTCCGAGTGTTTCTTCATCGACTCAGGTTCCCTCAATGAGTGGCTGATGGAGGCCAACAGATTGCGAAGAGACGCAGAGTTCCTGGGTAACCCAGATGCCGTTGGCATTGAAGTTCCCTCATACCTCGCGCAGGTCGATGCCACTATAGAATCTGGCAACAAGTTTGCGAAAGCTTTCAAGGACAAGGAGCGAATGATCATTCAGAGTGCTGTCCTTGAACTTGAACTTGTTGCCAAGAGGTACCGCGTTGCTCTATGCTCTTCATCATTTCGCCGAGCCCCTTACGGTATTTTCCTCTATGGTGCATCCAAGATCGCGAAGTCTTTCATTTTGAAGGGTCTTTTCAATCATTACTGCTCAGTTCGGGGTGTTGACAAGAGAGACGCCATTCTCTACCCGCGCAATTCTGCGGATCCGTATTACTCCGGTTTTAGATCCAACATGCTTGGAATTGTTTTTGATGATGTAGCACAACATCTCCCTCAGAAGGTGATGGGCATTGACCAGTCCCTGGGTGATATAGTCTCAGTGGCTAACAACATTCCCTTCATCACCCACCAAGCCGAGTTGGCCGACAAGGGCAAAATCCCGCTCCTTTGTGAGTTCATGGGAGTGACGTCCAACTTGCCTACCATGGGAGTTGAGTTCTATTACAAGAACACATACGCAGTGTTGCGACGCATGCCACATCGCATCCAGCCCATCGTGAAGGAAGAATTTCTGGCTAGTGGGTCGACGACAGACATTGATCCTAGCAAGATTCCGGAAGGAGAACAGTATCCAGACTGCTGGAGATTTAGGATTGCGACACCAAAAGCGAGCGGCGACGGTCTTTCAGGCACGTATCATGAGTTGGGTATTGTCTTCGAAAACTTTCGAGACCTCCTGAAGTTCCTCACCCCCCACTTTAGACGTCATATCGATCAACAAGATCGCTTGATGCAGACGGTGAATGCCATGGGACCTGAGGAGCTCTGTGAGTGTGAAGTTCCCAAGTCACTTTGTTGTTGCGAACACCAGGGTGAGATGTTTGGGACCATTCGTGAAGACTTCATCTTTGGTGATGAACACATTCCGGAAGCTCAGGCTTTCGCGACGTCTACAGAACCCGAGATGGTTGACAGAGGTGACAGTATTTCTGATGTCAAAAAACATCTTCTCAAGAGGCAAAGAGAGACAAAATCTTATGGAGTCCTCTTCATTGAGAATTTCATCAGGAAAGAGTTCCGCGAGTGGATGGTTGACTATATGTACGACCGAGAGCGCTTGTTCGTCACACCCCAGGATTTCATTGATGAGTTCGAGAAGCAGTGGGATATGTTCGATAAGGCGAGTATTCGCGGAAAGTTGTATTTCACTCTACAACAGCACGCTGACAAGCTCCCGATGGACGACTCCTACCTCACATTCGTGCCAAAGATGAACGGTAAGCGGAATTTCTTGCGCTCGCAGCTTCAGACCGTTTATGACATGATTGACAAATGTCTAGGTGTCACGGGATGGTCGGAACCCCAGAAGTTGGCGCTAGAGGCCTATGTCTATGAGAAGGTTCCGGTGTATCTCAGCTTGGGATGGGACGATGATTCTATTCTTGCCGGTGCATGGGACTACGTCGACCAATTCGCTTGTGAGATGGTACCCGATTCCCCGGGACGCGAACTTTTGCGAGCTGACCTGACAGCGGGTCCTTCCCTCTGGGATCGTTTCTGTAGGAAGTGCGCAGAGACGTACGTGTACAGTCCCACCTTTAGATCAACCATCAACTGGACGCTCGAGACCCGTCTCGGTCGTTGGGTAGCCGAGAAGGTTTATGTGGCTCCACATGTCACAGCGGCCAGACTCTCTTCTACCGCCGGCTTGTATGACAGGTTACTGGGAGGTCGCCATCCGTTTGTTCTTCTCATCGTTACTGTATGTTCCGCAGGAGCTATAGTGATCATGATTCGCGCCATTATGGGTCGCTTTACCCCTCAGAGCGATGCCAATGAAGCACAGGTGAACATTTACGCAGCTGGTCGCAAGCCCATCAAGCGAGACGAGGAGAAGAAGAACGTATGGGTCGTCAAAGAACGTAACATCACGTCACTTGATTTTGTTCCCGGAAGAATGAATTCCACGGAACAGTTTCTCCCAACGGCAGTTCACAACACGCTCTATGTTGAGTACAGATGCCCTGGCCTTCGTGGTGTCACTCGTGCCCTTGTGATCAACAACACCACACTCCTGATCAATTACCATGCTTATTTTCCAGGCATGGTCATGACGGTCTTTTTGAACGCCAATAAGCCTGGCGTTGTGGGGGCCTTTGAGGTGTGTGTTACACCGGGTATGGTCCGCATCATCCCCGAGAGAGATCTTGCGATTATCACTACGAATGCTATGCCAGCATTGTTCAAGGATATCAGCAAGAATTTACCTCGCCTCGGCAACGAATCTGTGGGTGAGTCCACGCTCCTTATCAAGGGGGAGGATGGAACCGTCGTTGACCTCAGCGTTAGTGGGGTGCGTCGCTCACCATTCTTTGGATTCAGGGGCGATCGAGGAGGAGTGCATTGTGAAGCTCTCTTTGGACAACCCGAACAGCCGACCGTCCCCGGTGACTGTGGGAGTCCACTCATCATCAACACTCCATATGGACCCATTATTGCTGGGATTCATGCAGCATACGACACTGTAGGTCGACTCAGTATCGCTGTCCCGATCTTCTATGAAGATTTTGAGCACGCCCCTATGGTACAAGTGGGGGTTGTCACGCCAGCACAGCCGGTTTCCCAGGGACTTACTGAAAGAGACAAACTGTACACGGATTTTCATGAAGAAGGCAAGATGATCGTGTTTGGGAAGCTAGAAGGTTTCCGCTCCCGACCCAAGGCTAATGGTGGACATACCCAGATCGCTGCTGATGTGATCCGCATCGGCGCTATCCACGGCGTTACCATTGAGGATCGACTCCACAGACCTGTCATGGGAGGGTGGGAACCCATTCAGAACATTGTGACTGAATACTTGAAGCCCACACACTCCATAGACGAATTGAAAATGCTGCGTGCGACCGACTCGTTCATTTCTCACATTCAAGCGAATTTAGTGCAGGAGGATCGCGAAGACATCCACACTGTTCCTGTCAGCGTGGCTATCAACGGTTACCCCGAGATCCCAAATGTCGACGCGCAGAAGTTCACCACTTCAGGAGGCCATGGATTTCCAGGTCCAAAGAAAGCCTACGTTACCGTTGACGAGAAGAGAGATGAGTGGGAACGGTATCGGGAATACAATCCTACCGTCATGCGAGCTGTGGAGAACATCGTTGAGAAGGCACTACGGGGCGAACGTACACACCCTGTGTTTACCACACAACTCAAGGATGAGATGGTTTCACTCAAGAAGCTGGTGGCAGCCAAGACCCGTGGATTCTATATGTGCCCACTCGACTACCTTACGGCTATCAGAATGTTCACTCTGGGCATCGCACGCGTGATGGTACGCAGACGCGACCTTTTTAGAAACGCAGTGGGCTTGAACACGCACTCGGAGGAATGGAACAATCTCTACCAGGATGCATGCAGGATTCCTGGGGACAATTGGGTGGCTGGCGACTTTGTCGGGTTCGACAAGATTTTGTCTATTCTCATTCAGAACTTCACCAAACGAGTTTTCCTTGCTGTTGCCAAGATGGGTGAGTTCACTGATGATGAGATTCTCGCGCTTGACACTCTGATTAGTGACAACATCACTGCGGTCGTCGACTTCTTTGGCACACTTGTGATGCTATTAGGAGGTGAGGTCTCTGGGCACCAGCTCACCACATTCTTCAACAGCGTTGCAAACATTGTGCTGCATGCTTATGCTTGGTGCGTCATTTACGAGGAAGATCGCATGGATGAATTCTGGGACAACGTGTTCATTCGCGTTCTTGGAGATGATATCATGGCCAAGGTCCACCCGGACTATCCCGAGTACAACCACAGTAGTATTCAGGGTGTATTCGCGTCCATCGGGATTGATTACACAATGGCTGACAAGTCGTCCGCGACGAGACCTTACATTCCCTACCAAGAAGTTACTTTCCTCAAGCGTAGCTTTCGGGAACATCAGGAATTCCCGGGAGTCATGGTAGCCCCACTCGAGCTTAACTCCATCTGGAAGATGTTGCTTTATACCATTCCCAGTAAGGCAGTGTCTCCAGAGGAACAGCTCGCACAATCCATCTGCAGCGCCAAGTCGGAAGCTTTCTACCACGGTAAGAAGGTCTACGACCTCGTATCTGCAATCTTGGACCAGTGCCCCAAGACTGTTGAGTTGGAGAAGCGTATGGAACAGTACCCTGCGCCCACTTATCAGCAATGCAAGGAGCGGTACCTCCAAGCGTCACCCTCCTATCGGGTTAAGATGGGTTACCCGGAGATCTCCGAAAACCCACAACCTCGTCGTAGTTACTGCGATCCACTTGACTGTGTTGCGCAAAATGGATTGAGCATGGACGATGAGGATCAGACCACCAAGGGGCGTTCCCCCGAAGAGCCGTACAAGGCAGGAGACCGGTTGTCCTCCAAGAAGCACACTAAGCGAGTAAGCAGTGAGGAACGCCTGCTCGTCGAAAATGACTTTCTCAGCAAAAACATGAACAAACACCAACGAACCACCGATGAATACGGGCACATGGCGCCCTCATCGGCTGAGACAGCCATCTACAAGTACAATCAGAAGCGTTATCGTCGTGCTCGCCAATCACAGTGGGAGCGTTACACAGCGCAATCTGAAGTCACTCCAGACACCACAGGGAGCATCTCTTCAACCAAGGAGTTGTACACTTTCCAGGCGGAACCGAAACACATCAGCATCGATATGTCAGCAAGGAACAACTCCATCGCTACCGACCAAACAATGAAGTCATCACTGAGTTCATACATGTCACGTCCTGAACGAATTGCCACAGAGGTTTGGTCCGAAGGTGATCTGGAGGGGTTTAAGGGTACCGTTCCAGTCTGGGCTTTGGCGATGACCGCCGCGAAACGCGAGAAGCTCTCTGGATTCGGTTTATTCCGTGGCAATCTCATGCTGAAGTTCCTAGTAAATGGTTCGCCCTTCTACTATGGAGCTTTAGCTGCCGTTTACACACCTATGACTGGGTGGCGGCGGGATTCAGCCCGAGGTGGAACAACAGATCAGGAGCTCGTACTCGCCTCACAGAAGCCGCATGTTTGGCTGAATGTGCAGAACACCTCCACAGCAGAGATGAAAATTCCCTTCCTGTTTCCGTACCCGCACATCAACACGAACCAATTGAGTAACTTTACGAACATGGGCAGGATTGACTACTTCATCTACCAACGTCTCAAGAGCGCGAATGGAATCACTGGAACGGCTGTCGATGTCACCATTTATGCTTGGTTTGAGGACGTTGAGATGACTGGTCCGACCAACCAGCCCGTAGCTCAGAGTAGCATTGAGTACGAGAAGGATCATCAGATTTCGGGGCCTGCCTCGGCTGTTGCAGCTGCTGCTGGGGCGTTATCCAACGTTCCCGTCATAGGCCCGTACGCTATGGCCACATCCAAAGCAGCCAGCATGGTTGCAACTGCGGCCAATGCCCTCGGGTTCACCAACGTACCGAACGTCTCCGACGTGGCTCCCATGAGACCGAAGCCATTCAGTCTCTCTAGCGCTGACGTTTCGGAACCAATGGACAAGCTTTCTCTTTCTTCCAAGCAGGAGGTCGCGCTTGATATGTCGGAGTACGGAGGAACGGACGCTGATGAGTTACATCTGAAGAGATTTTGCGGTCGGGAGTCATACGTGGTTTCCACCACTTGGAACACGACTTTAGCACCCGCAACTGTCTTGTTCACTGGTGGCGTCACACCTGTTTACGCAGCCACGACTGCCACGGAGATTGCCTGTACACCAATGGCTTACGCTTCGACAGCATTCCAGTACTGGCGAGGATCAATCAAGTTCACGTTCAAGGCTATACGGTCTAAGTACCACCGCGGACGTGTACAGATTTCATGGGACCGATCATCAAACAATCTCAACACAGGAGCATTGTTGGGTAACGCCAATACACTCTCTACTGTCCTCGATCTTGATGAGGGCGATGAGGTTTCAATGATCATTCCTTACCAGCAACAATCTCTGTTCCTACCCGTGGCAGGAATTGCCAACGAGAACGGTGATCCTTCTGTGTCTGATCCTTACTCTATCTTGTCTACACCACCGTCGCTGACTGGTGTAGGCTGGAATGGAGTGATCAACATGCGTGTCCTCACACGACTGACGGCACCTGAAGCAACGTCTGATGTGGCTTTCATGGTCTTTGTCTCCGCTTGTGATGATTTTGAGCTTGCTGGACCAGTGGGGCACACCTATCTCTCTGCCACCAACATATTGTCGCTTTCCAACACGACGACTACGGTTGCGCAAAGCAAGATCGAGTACATGGAACACGCTCCCACGACTTCCGCGGACTGGGCTTCTACGGACGAGAAGGTGTACCGAGATGTCTTTGGTGAGCAGATTCCTTCCTTGCGGAGCTTGCTCCATCGACAAACGCGTGCGGCCACGTTCGTTGACAATTCCTCTCCGAGTGCTTCGGATTCAATGAGGTTCTTGAGGATTCCCATTAAACACATGCCCCCTGCAGCTGGATTTTGGAACAATGCCTGGTATAGTCCTGTTACACCAGCAACTTCAACCATGAACCCATTCACATGGCATCCTTTGCCTTGGTTCACCGCTTGTTTCGCTGGATACCGCGGTTCAGTCAACGTGTCCGTCAATGCGATAGCGACAAAGGGAGGTGATGGGTATTTGGATCACATGTCCATTAGTCGTACCACAACGACGACTGCGGCTCTTGATCGGCGACCTAGTATCACGACGTCGGCCACCAGCTCATCCACAGCGCTTAAAGCATACACCTACATGGCTTTGCGTGAATCTGGAGCCACAGGCATGAGCCTCACCAACACTCGCACCAACTCCAGTCTTGTGGCCAATTTGCCCTATTACTCACCGGCAGCGTTCTATGTTTCCGATCCTTATCGGACTTACAACAATCAGGACGTGCTGTCGGGGGCCAATGCAGATTGGTGGGCAATTAACACCGTGTATCCGCAGGTGGCAGCGGACACAGCAAGACCCTCGTTCGACATCTACTATGGCACCGGACCCGACTTTAATGTCGTGTTCTTTGTCAATGTACCGATGTTGTACGCACGCAGCTATTCGTTGCTGTAAAACGAAAAACACAAAAATGTGCTCCTCACATGAGTTGAGCACTCAACTACCCTCCCAAACGGGAGCCTGGTGATACGGCCGCCAGGGGCTCATTATGAGCAGGAGAGACCGAGTTAAGATTGAACTTTCTTATCTGGTCTCCAGGTAGGAAAGACGTAAGTTTTTAGCTTGTGCTTAGCACGATTTCCCAAAA